GAATGTTAAAAAAACAGTATTATTTTTTTAAAATATCGTTTATTACTTCATAAGCAAATTTATTTTCACTTTTTGCTTTCTTTTTTACTTTTTCGTATGTAACTTTTTCTATCAATAATACTGTTTTTTTAACATTCTTTAAATTTTGATTTTTTCTATGATTACCTCTTATTCTTCCTGAACTAACCCACTGACTAATACAACTTGCTGTAACTCCTACAATTTTACCTATTTCTTTATTAGTCATTCCTTGTTTTTTATATTCCATTAGCTCGTAATATGATATTGTTTTCATTTTAATTTCTTTCTTTCCATTTATTTCCATAAGTGCCATTCATAAACGGGTTAATGTTTATCCATTTATTTGTTTTCGGATCAACTAGTTTCCATCTTTCAAAGTGTAAATGACGACCACCTAAAACCCACAGTCCAGTTGAACCTATAGTTGCAATAGGATCGCCCTTTTTTACATACTGCCCTTCTTTAACATATACATTTGAAATATGTCTATACCTATCAAATATCCATTCTTTTTTTCCGTTTACTTCGATATTATATTTTAACTCAACTGTGTTTCCTCCGTATTTATTATATTTAACGCTCCATATAATACCGTTATAAGTAGCTAATACCTGAGCCTCTCCTTTATTGTTAATATCTGTTCCAGTGTGTATTCCTTCAAATCTATGTTTACATCCAAATTCATACCCTTTATCAGTAACATATGCGTTTTCTGGGTCTACAGGATATATAGTATTAGGAATTGATAATTTATAATTTTTTAATCCATGATCTTTTATAAGGTAATTATCAACATAAGCAAATAATAAATTTATTGGCATTTCTTTTAATTTTTTATTAAAATCGTCTTTATCCATAGAATCAACTGCAGCGTCAAATTTTTGTTGATAATCATACCCTGGATACATCGACTTCAAAAATTTATGCATCCATGTAACACGTCTTTGAATAAGGTTTATCTTTAATTTTTGATCAATTTCAAAGCTTGTTACATCTCTTGACAGTTTTTCATTTTCTGCTTTCAACTCTTTGTTTTCTTTTTCAAGCTTTAACATGTTTGGAACTAAACATATATTCGTGATAATTAACTGAAGAGTTAATCCTGAAATTATAATATAAAGCATTAACATGTGTTTTTTTGTTTCTGTTTTCATTTCAATTCCTTAATTAAATAACAGCCTCTAATTAAAGAGGCTGTGTTGTTGTAGTCTGCTTAAAACCGTTTATTATTTTGCCCGATACACAGGCTATTCAATAAAATATTCATAAAATAAACCATCTGCAATATCGTCAATCTTTTCCTGGACCAACTCGTAATCATGGCTTATTTTCATTTGTATTAAATTGCCAAACTGTTTATTAACTTCAGACTGAATAGAAAGAATATCATGAACGTTTTTTTGATCATCAAGATACATAATCATGTTTTTTATCTCTTCAATCTCTTTGTTATAATCATAGTTAAAATCACTCATTGATAGCTCCTCAAATAAAAATTTCTATATAAATATTTAAATCGTTTCTATCTCTTTCAAAATAAATATTTCTTTCAATCTCTATTGGATCAAAATAGAAATAATTATTGATTTTTTCATCAAAATACAGCCCATAATTATAATTAACAATTTCCATGATATCTGATTCATTAAAAACCATTAAACTGGCAATAAATAAAAACGTATATTTTTGGCCTGATATTTGACCGGATAAATAACTTTCTGTGTTTTCTACACTCGGCCAATCTTTATCAATAAACATTTCGATGTTATCTAAATAAGATTCTATTTCTTGATATATTATATCGTCAATATTTGTACAACTCATCTTTTGTCACCTGCAATACAGTTTTATTATTTTCGAATTCATCTATAACTTCATCAAATGAAGTCTTGTTTAATTTATTTGAATAGCCATCACTTGATTTGTATTCTATGATCATTCCGCTTTCATCCCTGATATATTCTTCTGTGAAATCACCAGTAATTCTTTTGACTATACGATCATTATCGAATACCTCAGTACATGTAACGTCGTTATTGTCATCATAATAGTTAATTGTTTTCATTTCAAAACTCCTCGATCACTCTGCATTACACGCGGGCTTGTGACCGCCGTTGGCTGCATTACTCACCCAGATAGCCCGGGGCCCGAAGGCCCTAGGCAACCTGGGAGGGTTATTATTATTTTTGACATGTTTGTATATCATAACCATCAATATCAAAATTTCCATATTGATAATCTATTTCAATACCAACATTGTTTTCCAAATCTACTAAGCTTATTTTATTAAACCCTTTTGCTGTTAAGGATTTGTTATATTTTCTTAACAATCCTAACTTTGTATTAGCTACTGCTAACACTTCACTAAAATCATCAACGTTTACTAATCTCATTTCGTAATTTTTCATATTAAGCCTCCCAAGCTTTTGATGTTAAGGCATTAACTACCTTACATTATTAAGTATACTACACTTTCAAAAAAAAACAATATTTTTCTTTATTTTTTTTAAAAAATTATTTACTGTTAAAATCACTCATTAAAAAGATCATTATTTGAAATTATTTTTTTATTCATATCAATACCAATATATTTTAAAACATCATAAATTCCTAATTTATCCATGCAATAATCATATAATTTAGGATGCAATTTTTTTAAAATATCAAATCTGTTTGGCCTTTTTTCGCAATGAACACCAAACCCACAAAAAATACATCCTGTTCTTTTCAACCCCTTATCATATATTGATGAATATTTTAAATTATGTTTTTTTATATAGTCCCATATGTCTTTCTCTTTCCAGAACATAATAGGCCTTGATTGCGGGTTAGACATGTTAAAAGCATTACACCCATGTTGAATATATTGTTTCTGACGCTGTATGCTTTCATCTGCCATTATACCAATAAACGCCTTTCTGTTTGTTTCTTTTTCATATCTATGAAACGGCTCTTTTTTCATCACATTACAACATTTATCAGAAATTTTAAAAGGTGCGTCAATTAAGTATTTCCAACATTCAGAAATTCCATAATTTTTAATCCCTGAATATTCAATTTGTTTTTCACCAAAAATATTTATAAATTCTTTTTCATCTTCATATTTTCCATTCATTCTTATTTGTCGCGTTGCAGAATCTTTTGGCGCATTTCTTGCACATTCTATATATTGTGATTGCATTTTAGAAATTAACGGAAACCCGTATTCTTCAATAACTTTTTTAAAATTCATCTTTGGTTTTAGCCAAATCACATTATCTATCGTTTTTACAAATTCCCTTATTTCTGGATATTCCAATCCAGTATCAACAAAAACAGCAGGGATATCAGGAAATTGTTTTCTGACAAGATGCAATAAAACAGTAGAATCTTTCCCACCGGAAAATGCTACATAAGTATTGTGAAATTTCATTTTAGCTTGAAAAATTCTTTGATTAGTCAACAATTCTTTTGTTTCCAAATCCAATGATTGTCTCATTTTTATTTTTTAATTGAAAATTCATTATTTTCCATATTACTTACTCCACATAAACATCTACTTGTATACAAACTCCTTAATTATAATACAAAGCCTAACCGATACACAGAAAGGCTTTATATATATTTTAATGAAATTACATATACAGTATAATAAATAAAATTCATATTGTCAATAGTTAAATAAAAATGGCCCCGATACACGAGGCCAAATTTAAGGAGTCCATAGAATGAAAAAATAGTTGCTATGGTAAGGATTTGCACCTTACATGATACGTATAGATCATTCTCTTTGCGTGTTGAACCAGAATTTCACTGGCGTGGTACGCTCTATACTAACCCCCCATAGTTCTTTCGGACATTTAATCAACCTGTTAATCCCTACGGCTTCTTCGAGGATTATCTTTTGCATTGCGTCTACCTTCCAGCAGCATTTTACCACCGCGGGTCCTACCCTGTTCCGCCATATAGCAACTATTAAAAGTATAATAAATAAAATTAAAAAGTCAATAGTTATTTAATATTTTTGTTATTTTTTTTGGTTCAATATCTATTTGCTTGTTAATTAAGTGTACAAGAGTATTACATTTCCCTGGATTATTCCCGACGTTAAAAGAATCATTACAATTGAAAGAAAAACATGTCCATACCTTATTATAAGTATGATCAATTACTTTTTTCCCATATATTTTTGTGTTAGTTTTAGTCTGCGCTATTCTATGGGCGACATTCCCATTGTTCCAACAATATTTCCCGCAACACTGACAAATACCATTATCGCGGGACCTGATATATTCTTTTATTTCTTTGTTTTTTTCAGTCAAAATAACCACCTTAAAATACACTTAAATCATATTTATATCGAGTTCTTTTTATTTGCTGAGGAATAATAACCCCTATCTTTTTTGCATCTTCAACCGGCAGCGATTTTCTGTTTGAACTAGCTTTATATTCAAGATAATTTTCAATATGGATATATACGGTTGTTTCTAATTCTCGATAATTTATAATTATCCCAGGGATTGTGTCTTTTTTGTATACCTGATTCATTAGTCCTTTTTCTTGGTGTGGCCTAATTCTGCTAAATGGCAGGCTCTTACCAAGTGCAGATTTCAATTCTAAGCAATATAGCTTGATGCCATTGAAGAAAATGAAGTCAAACGGGTTGTTTAATGTAAATCTCTCATTTGTTTCATTATACCCCTGATTATCGTTTATGCGAAATATGAAAAATTCATCAGGAACACTATTTTTAAAATCATCTTCGAACTTTTTACCTTCAGTCATTTTTTTCTCCATGATTTATAATATCTATATGTTTTCCCACATAGAATACACCTGAAATTTTCATAATTTCTTTTGTGTTTGTTAACATGATATTCAGGCGTAGGAAGAATAATGTGATTAAACAATCTGCATAAAAAGTTAATAATACGTTTCATTTTAAATCCTTTCTTAGTTCCCAATATCCACATTCAGTATGACCGCTATTATTTTTTAAATCATCTAATGTACAGTCCATTATTTCACATTCTTTATCGCAATAACGGCAATTCTGACAACATTTTAATGAATTTATTTGTTGCTTTAGTTCTTCATTTTCTTTTTCAAGGTTTTCAATTCCCGGCAATATATCTTCACAAGTTTTTATAATTCCATTATAATAAGAAATAGAACTTGATTCAAGAATAACGTTATATCTTGTTTCTTCTGACTTTTTTTTGATTATTTTTATTTCTTCACTCAATTGCATTTTAAATCCTTAAGCATTTTTTTTATGTCTGGACGTTGCCTTAACTCTGATAATTTCTTATCCCACTCAGGTAAAAATATACCAAGCTTTTTCAGGTCTGTACCATACAGAAGATCAACGATCCATTTGTCTTCATCTTTTATAATAGCCGCGCTCCTGTTTCACGGTATAACTAGTATTTATATCTATCTTTGATACATTACAAATAAGACACCTATACCATTTATTTTTGATGTTAACAATCATGTATGTTCCTTTTGAGTTAGTATATACCGGACAAACATCAAAGTCAATACATATTTTTGAAATCATTTTTACTTTAGAATTGCCAGCATTAAAATTTGGTTTCTTTGTAACTGACATTTTTATAAAATTACTGCTATCTTTTTTGTTAATTAACCTCATTATTTATCCTCGATTAAATAGATTCTTTTCTTTTTCATCACCTATGTAAAATTCGTTATTAAACTTTTTCTTCCATTCAAAATATCTTTTTTCCTGCGCGTCATAGTAGTCTTTATCAATCTCGCATCCTGTAAAATCAAATCCTAATTCATGACACGCAATACGGGAGCTTCCTGATCCAACATGGCTGTCAAATATTTTATACCCAGGTTTTGCGTATCTTTTCAATAACCACCTGTAAAGCTCTATTGGCTTTCCGGTCGGATGAAAATTCTTTTCTCCTCTCTCGCTATCCTTGAAGGCTCCGCACCATTGATGGTTGAAAATTCTTAATGTTCCGGTGAAACTACTCCATGCCATTTCTCCATCACCAAAAAAATTAGTGCCATTCATTTTGTTCCAGACAATAGGCTCCTTTGTATTTCCTAGATAATCAAAAAAATAATTTCCACCCCATACAATTTGGTTTTTGCTAATCCTGAAAAGTTCATCAAAATATTTTTTGTCTGGTTTAACATCCCACCAGACATTATTACATCCTTTCCTTTTTTTCATGAAGCCACTAACAGAATTATTATATATCCCATAAGGAGGATCAACAATTGCCAGTTCAAAATATTTATCAGGGATATCTTTCATGAATTCCATGTTGTCAATGTTGTGTACTATGTTGTTCATTTCACCTCTATTTCACTCATAAATCCAGTATTTTTTTCAAAGTTAGAGAAATAATTACCAGGATTACCATTTCTTCTTTTTACTATTGAGTGTTTTATTCTGCTGGTATATTTCCCAGGTATTTCAACATTACTCAAAAACATTATTATGTCTGCGTCCTGTTCAATATCCCCAGAGTCTTTCAAATCTGACAATCTTGGATCAGGATTAGCCCGATTTTCTATTTCTCTATTCAATTGCGCAATGGCTATTACAGGAGTAAGATTAGTTGCAGATACAGACTTTAACGTTCTGCTTATATACCCCACCTGTTCATTACGCTTTTGACCATGTCTGCATCTTACAAGCTGAAGATAATCTACAAAAAACATTTGAATACCGTATTTTTTGATCATATTTTTCATGTCTAATTTCATTGCATCTATATCATTTATACCATCTGTCATGTCTTTTACAATGACTAATCTTTTTTCGAAAAAATATTTTGCATCTTCGATTCTTTTTTTCTCATTTTCATTAAGAAGTCCCATAGAATACATTTCATAATTCACCTGAGCTATAAGACATACAAGTTGCTTAACGTATTTTTTCTTTGGTACTTCCAACTCATATATACAAACAGGTATCTTTTTTATTCCTGATTTTATGTTCCAGTTTCTTATGAGCGTAGTTTTCCCGACACCCGGGCGCGCAGCAATAACAATCAACTCTTCTTTTCCGAATCCATTTTGAAAGAAATCAATTCCAATATCTATATACTCGTCTTTATCTTCAAATGATTTTTCTCTGATTATATCAATAGCATTGCATTTTTTTGACTTAACATTTTTGATCAAAACGTTTTTTTCAACATTGTTTTGAAGCTCTTCTAATGTTATTTCGTTTCTCTTGTATCTGTCAAATTGAATTTTTGTATTTTCTTGAGAATAATAAGATATATATTTTTGCAAATACATATCAAAGCTGTTATATTCGTATTCAATTTCGTTAATAATTTTCATTACAAAAGAATAATCAAGTTTGTTCTTTTGGAAAATATCTGATATCATATATACATCTGAAATATCATTATCATGTACCTCAATTAACGAATCGTAGTATTTTTGATACTTAAAGAAAATATTACCAAACTCGTTTAGCTTAAGAAAACATTCATTGCTTATTAGGCAGCATCCAAATATAATATTTTCAATGTCTTTCATTTATGCCTCGAACAAACTTAATATAAAATCTCTTCCAATTCCAGTCCATTTACGATAATATACTATTCTGCCGTTTTCAAGTTCATCCTGTTTAATTGATACGTATCCTTTTTCTGAATAATTAGCAGACAATACCCACGTTCCATTTACTTTATACTGCATTCCTTTTTCTTTTAGTATCAAGTTTAATTCAGCAGCCGATCTTAAATTTAATTCTTTTGCGATTTCTGAAGATGTGTATAATTTTCCTGAATGAATTAACTTTTTTATATGATTTTCTTTTTCTTCATTTTCTTTTTTAAGTGCTTTTATTTTTTCTTGTTGTAAAATAAGAGCTTGTTGTATAATCATTTCTTTTTCTAAATCAGTTTTAGGAAGCTCGGAATTTTTTCCTAGGTTGAGCTTTATTACTGTTATTTGTTTTTCATTTAAATATGTTTTAACTCCATTTTTAAAACAATCTGGAAATAAATTTTTACCTATTTTTCTAATAGTACTTTCGTCTTTTTTAAGTATTTCAGAAACTTCTTTAACTGTCATAAATTTTTCATTATTTTTTGTTATTTCTTTCATATTATATCCTTTCAATTATAATCCATATTCCTTTCAATCTGCTCTTTTGTTATCTGCATATTATCACAAAAATATTGAATACAATCATCATAGAACTTTTTGAAATCATCCTGATCCATTTCATCAAATGCAATACTGGAGACATCTTCAATCACCGTCCCGTTTGGTAATATTTTTTGTTCTAATGGAAGAAAGGCAAATTTCATAACATACACCAAAACATAAGACTCATTTTTGAATCTTTCGATAAGTTTGTCAATAACATTTTTTTCAACTGGAATAATATCAAGTATTCCATTATCAACCATCATCCTGCATATTGCAAAAAATTTTCTATGGTGCATTAGATTCCTTGATTTTGTGATAGTAGCTCGAAACGGAGACCCAAGCTTATTGAATTGTTCAACGTCACTTGAAATCATAGGGACCGCTACGTTTACGGCCCCTTGCTCCACAGCTTCTTTAATTGTCATTTTTAAAAAAACTATTTTTTTTGGCATTTTGTAACCCTAAAACGGTATGTCATCACTTAACTGCTGGTTATCCATTTGTTGCCAGGAAAACTGATTGTTAATATTATTAGCATTCTGCTGAGGAACACTATTTTGTGGTTGTTGATAATTTCCTGGTTGTTGTGTGTTTTGTGGATATTGTGTGTTTTGTTGCTGTCCGTTTTGTTTCGATCCTAAAAAATGAACACTAAAAGCGTTAATTTCAACTTTTGATTTTATTTGTCCAGTAGACTGGTCCTGCCATCTGTTTTGTCTAATGCTACCAGTAACAGCAATTTGACTACCTTTTTTCAAATATTTTTCACAATTAACAGCCTGAGTCCCCCATACGTTTACATCAAAATAATTGACGTATTCTGTTTTATTAGCAATCGAATTATTTGCTATAGAGAATTTTGTAACAGGTGTTCCGCTTGCTGTATACTTAATTTCAGTATCTTTTGTTAACCTTCCAATAAGTATAATTTGGTTTAAGTCATTTGACATTATTTACTCCTATTTTAGTCTAAATTGTTCTGGTAAAATTGGAGGGTTCCACGAGAACCATTTACCAGTTTTTGTTTTTGCTTTGTATTTAGCTTTACCATTAACTATGACAGCAAAGGTTGTGGGGAGTTTATAAAGATACCTTCCTATACCCCATTGAACTGCAGCCCGTTTCATACTATCAGACAAACCACCTTTGGTACCCTCTATGTTTGTGTTGTCTGCTCCGTCCCATTTTGTGACCCATTCATTGTTTATCCGGATTGATATTCCGCATAATTGAGAGCTACCTTTCCAGTCTCTGTATTCATTTTTCCAATTTTCAGGGCCACAAACAAAATCAAGTCTATCCATTATTGCACGGTTTGTGATATAAGCTAGACATAAAGCCCATATTTTACCACCTGACTCTCCAGATTGCCCTATCCTCCATTCAATATCATTTTCGGGAAATAGCGCGTGAAGCTGTTTTAATTCCAATTTTTACTCCTTTTATTGATAAATTTTGTTTAATATATTTCCTATCTAAAACTATTACTCCTCATTAAAAAATTCTACAATTACTTTTTCATCTGGAGGAAGAATTTTAACTAATTTGTCATATGTAGATGTATTATCCCAAAAATAACCATTGGTTAAATTAAAATAATAACCATCTTTTGTTTTAAAAATATAATGATCATTAAACCCATAATTATTATTTAATATTTTTCCAACTGAATTTTTCGGCATATCAGCCATTTTAATAATTTTTTCCGCTTCTGGGTTGTTTATAATTCTAAGCATATTTACTCCTTTTATTTTCTATTTTTTGCACGATTATTATTTAATCGTCTTTTTTTAACTGTGTAATAATAAGATAATAATAACAAAAAAGCTTGTAATTTGTATTTATCTGTGACAATTTTATATTCGAGCTCTGACTCCCTGGAAATTCTTAAAATTGAACAATCATCATATTTAATTGTATCATATTTAAAGTCTTTTGTCCAGTGCGCATTATCCTGATTGAATTCAATTTTATATGTTCCAGACATTGACTCCCTGGCGTGTTTGTAGAAATTTACCTGCATTCTGTGTGTGTCATAAATATATCCAGACGTTTTTAAATCAACTATAACTTTTCTTCCTGAAAGATCAATAAAAGAAAAATCAAACGTTCCTGCACAACAGTCCTTTTCATGAACTATAGGCTTTTCACTTTCAAGGAATTCTTTTACATGATCTTTCTGCCAGAAAAAAAACTTCATAAACATTGATCTTATCTGCTTATCATAATCTTTTAATAACTCTTTTGTACTTCCATGTTTTCCTTTTATTTTCATCTTAATAAAACATTCAATTAAGTTATGAAGTTCAGAACCTATTGAAGCGGTACTATCTCTATTAATCTTATACCCGTCTTCTTTTCCAATCTTTATAGCTTCTCTTCCTATCCAATTATAAAAATTTTCACCTTTTGCAAGCTCGCCAAGTATAATACTAGGGGACGGATATTCAATTCCATTGATTACATATCTGCTCATTTTTTATGCCTACTTGATATTTTTTCGAAATGCTTATTTCTGTACAATTTCCAGCTAGCACCAGTTTCTGTTAGTCCGTATGTAAGATGTTTACATATTCCATTTTTCCCATTACGAGGATCATAACAACTGCAATTATTTTTTCCGCATTCAGGCTCCCAGTAAAAAATATCATTACCACAATAACGATTCTCTTTGTTTGAAACTTTCATTTCAATAATAACAATATAATCTTCATCATCTTCTATATCGTCAACTTTATCAACACATTCTTTTAGTTCTTCGCATGAATAGAAAGAATCATATTTTTTTCCGTAAAAAAACTTTTGTTTACTCATTTAAACTCCTTTTTTATTATACCAGCTAGTAATAAAACATCCAGCTAATACAAGTATGTTTATCACAGGAATAAACGATAAAATTAAAAAAGTTATAATCATTGGATAAAAATATTTTTGTGTTATTTTTTTTGTTAATAAATTTAATAATAACATAACAAAAATAGAAACACAAATAATTAAATAAAATAACAATAAATTCATTATTTACCCCACCTTCCAGTAACAAAAAACAATATCTTATCAAAAATGTTAAAATAGTCTGATTTTTCAACCCAGGAATTTAATTGTACATTTTTCCTTTTTTCCTTAAGCAACTTAAAATTACTCATTTTGTCTTTTTTAACAGGTTTGCATGTAAAGCAAATAACCTGTCTGTTTTTGTAAGAATGAATACAATTTGAACATGATTGTATATTTTTCATAATCTTCTCTCCAATATTTCGCAGGATTTTAAAATAGCCTGATATTTTGCTTCATTTTTTGATTTAAAATCATCTGTACTTTCATATACAAAATCACCTGTTTCAGTTGAAAATAATTGAAATTCATAATACATAATAACGTTTCTTATTTCAATTTCAATACCATTATTTTCAAAAAAATCTTCCAACAATCCATAAAGCATAGAAAACGGTAATACTTCATAATGTGAACTTCCATTACAATCATAACACCCGTCAAAATCAGTCTGCATATCTATTTGATCATAACAAATATCAAAATAAAAATTACCAAAACTATTATTTTTTAAATATTCTTTTATCTTTGAAAATACTTTTTGGTGATTATGGTGTATTTCTTTTGTTAATTCTGTTACTGTCATTTCAACTCCTTTTCAATAGAATGTTTATTCCAGTCAATCTCAGGAAAATATTTAATAATTTCACCAGCTCGATTTCTCAAAACTACATTGAATATACCTGAGTTTATAATCATTGCCTGGCACATATCGCATACAAAGTCATGGCCTACAATATACATTGTAGACCCTTTTATACTGATTCCATTTTTCGCAGCGTTAGAAATAGCGTTACATTCTGCATGACTCCCTACAGCTTTACATTTTTCAAGCCGTGTTCCTGAAATGATTTTGTTTTCTTCTCTATAACAAAACCCTATATCAGTACATTTTTTCCGAAAACCAGGAGATGTGTTAAAACCTGAACTAATAATATTTCCATTTTTAACTATTATTGCTCCAACATTAGCCCTTAAGCATTTTGATTCAATTGCGATACTATCACAAATATTAAGATAATAATTGTCTGTTTTCACATAAGCTCCTTTCCTAAAAACAACCCAAAAAACCGCAAATATTAAAGACAATAAAATCCAAAAAATTGCATAAAATATAATATTAGTAATCACCGCTTGACCCATATCCTTTCGATCCTCTGTCTGATTTTGATAATTCCTTGACATGGATAAAATCAATATCTTCAATACGAACCGGCCTAATCTGTGCGATTTTCTCACCTTTGTTAATATTAATAGAACTACCAGTCATATTATGGATAATTACCCCAATTTCTCCACGGTATCCGCTATCAACTTCACCGCCTCCAGTAATTATACCTTGTGATGATTTGCCTGATCTTGGTCTTATTAACATACCCCATCCTTTTTCAGGTTCAATATGTATTCCTGTGCCGACAACACATGTAGAAAGGTTGTTAACATGATAATCATTGTTTGAAAACACATCATAACAATTATCAGACTTATTATTTTTTCGAGGCATTAACGCGCCTTTTTCAAGAAAAATTTTACAAATCAATTTTTACCCCCATTTTATAATAAAAAATAAATTATATTCAAAAAAATATTCTTCCTCCTCTAAATCCACTTTTTCTTCTTACTTTTTCTTCTAATTCTTTAGTTCGCGGATTATAATATATATAATGTGATTTCTGAGTATCTCCATTATACACTTTACCACTTCCGTTTAATCTCCCGGAAATACATTTTAACTTAATTGTAACTTGTCGTTTTTTTATACGCAAAATATCAAAAAGTTTTTTGATCATAATTATTCCTATTATTTTTCATAAATTTTAAAAAATCATTATAACATTTTTTGCATAAATAAGTGTTTGTATTTCCAGGATATATAATCCAAACACTCTCTTTATCATTATTTTTAGTTTCTTTTCCACATCTATCACAATAATAGATTATTTTTCTCATAATTATTATCCTTTTTTTTATATTTACATAAAATCCTAATATCTATTTTGACTATTCCTGGTAACCGTAGGAGTTGAACACTTCCAAACACTTATTACATTGTTCCATGTTACAATACCACCGCAATTATTACATTTCCAATTATAATAATGTTCTTTAATTTCTTTTGTTATTTTAACATCATTTCCACATTTACATTTTACTATCATTATTTTTTCACTCCATTTCTTTTTATAATCTTCTTCCACAAAATGGACAAAAATTTATTTTTATTTTTTCTCCATGATCTAAACAATCACAATCTGGACCAGACAATCGCAAATAACCCCTGTCTATATAGACAAATACAGACTCGTTAAACGAATCTAATTCCCCCCATGTCATATCTATTTTATTATCAAATGAGAGCGCTATGATATCATTAATTTTTAATACTTCATCAATTAATATGAAATTATTATTATTATTCTCTCTACAATACACACATCCAATATTATTCATTGTTTTAGCTCCCATTTACATTTTTCTGAAACACAATCATCTTCTATTATAGAAAAACACTTACAATTAGCGCAACATTTCATTTTTTCAATTTGTTGTCTTTGATTTTTTAAAAGTTTATTCATTTCGTGTATAGTTACATTTTTTATTGTTAATTCTTTTAACAATTCTTCATTTTCTTTTCTCATACGTTCAAGCTTAGTCATTATCTTGCCACTTAGACTTTTATTTCTCGTATCTGTTATATCTGAAACTAATGATCTTGCTCTTGACATATCCTGTTTTAATTCTTCATTTTCTGATTCTAATATTCTTGATTCTGAAAGCATTGCTCCTGCCATATTTTTTATTTGGGTTAAACATTCATAAGTTCCATCAAGAAGTTTTTCTTCAAACATTTTTATTCTTTTTATTTTGTTTGATAATTCTTCAAAAATTGGTTTACAAGTATCTTCACTTAACTTCATTTTTAATATCCTCCTTTTTTTTTAGTGCAGTCAAAACAATTTATCATCATCAAATCCTTGCATCATGTATAAAAACGGAACATTTTTTCATTTTTTCAATTTCTTTTTTTAACTCTTCATTTTCTTTTTCTAATTGTTCTACTTTTGGAATATATTCCATTTCCAGTGTTTGAGATATAGATCTATCGCAACATCCACCGGTGCTTAGATAATTTGCATGTTCTTTCATTTCTTCACTTAATTTCATCACAAAACTCCTTCTGGCAAATCTTCATCATCTAACATGCCTGTTTTAATATATTTATCTTCGTCAAAATAATCCAGGAAAATTTCATCAGGATCATTTTCATCTAAAATCATGTTTTTCCAGATTTCATCTGTTATAATTAGCACGTTCATTTTTTATTTCTTAAAATAACATGTTCTAAATCATTTTGATATAAAAAATAATTATAATCAATACTTTTATAATTTAATTTAACAACAAGATTTATATCAAAGTCTAAATTACAATCATCCCATGTACCATTTGAATACATAATTTCATCAAATTCTAATTTTGTTCCGTTTTTATCTTCAAAAATATCTAATGTTTTCATTTAAGCTCCTTTAATTTTCCGCATGGTGTGCCGTCTAGTTTTGTGTAATAATTAAAAATTTGTTTAAAGCTATATAAATCATCATATATTCTACACCCAGAATCATCCATACAGGCAACAGCTACACAATAAATATACTCTTTACGCTTAATCATAAATTGATCTTTTTTCAGATCATTAAAACACTCTTCCATTGTTTCATAAGGGACCCATTCTGGTTCTTTTATTTCACGCCATTGATCCCACCATTCTACATCATAATGTTCAAAATTTAAATATTTTTCTTCAAAATCAAGGTCTACGCATAAAACTGGATTACATTCTAAATCAACAGCAATTCTTTTTTCATATTTTGTATAATTATTATTTTTTACCTCAACCCAATGTGCCTCTCTTTGTTTTTTCATAATATTATCCTTTCAAATATTCAATTTCTGAGTCCATTATTTCTAATGCTTTTTCTGCTAATTCTTATGAACGGTCGTCGTTATTCGATATACTTCGTATAAACCACTACGCACTTCGCTACTAACAAGACAAACCCAATTACTGTATGATTTAAAATGCCAGGGAAATTCAAAATCATTTTCTTTTTCAATATTTTCCAGATATCTTTCTAATGCATTTAATTCTGGTTTTTCTGTTTCTCGCCATTGATTCCATTCTGTGTTTTGGTAGCCCCTAAAATTTAAATATTCTTCTTCGTCATCGATGTAAACGCATAGAATCGGATTACACTGTAAATCAACTGCAATTCGCTTTACCCATCTTTCATTGTCCTTATTTCTAACCTCAACCCAATGTGCTTTTCTTTGTTTTTTCATAATATTATCCTTTCAAATAAAAAAGACTGTGCCAGGACTTGAACCCAGCTACTCACAAGTGGTACTTTCAGTAATCTCCAATATAGTTTTTATAATATTAAGTATACTTGAGTATATAATATTATTTTAAAAAAATCAATACTTTTTTTTATTTTAATATTGTTTTTTTTTGAAAGTGTAGTATACTTAATAATGTAAGGTAGTTAACACCTTAACATAAAAAGCTTGGGAGGCTTAATATGAAATTAACTGAGAATTTAAAACAAATAATTAGAAGCTTGAGTGCTCTTCAGATTGCTAGATTAAGAAAAGAAGTAAGAAGATTAAAAAAATGTGTTCTTATTGATATGACTGACAATCTTGTTGAAATTGAAAATGTGCCCGGATTATAAAATAGCCCTGATGAGTCTTTGAAAATTAAGACGAAACGCCTTCGGGCGTAGGTTATAATTACAACAAGGAGCTAATATGAGTATAAATGGTATAGTAAAGGGTAAAACAATAAGTTACAGGTTTCATAACATGAGCGGAGAACCAATAGTTATAGATGTAAAAAATAATGGTAATGTATTAATAATTAGAGACACGCGAGTATTTATTGTCGGTGATGTAATCAGGGTTAAATTATTGCCTGAAGATAAATTTTATCAGGTAATGGAACAAAAAGGATGTTACATTACACTATGGTCAAATTAAAAATGAGTAGAGAAGAAAAAGAAAAAAGATTTCATGAGTTAATGAAGGACCAGGCTAGACAAATGATCATAGACCTGGAAAAAGACTCAAAACTTCCCGGATACAAACTTTCAAATGAAGATTATTTTTTAGAATGGATTGATAAAAATGCTAAAAAATTCACTAAAATATGGGAAGCTGAGCATAAATAAAAGGAATTATTATGAGTGATATAAATAATTATGAGTATATAGGTTTTGTAGAAAAAGAATATTTAAAAAAATATCCATTTTTAGAATTCACAAAAAAAGGACATATTGTCTATTTGTTTGGAACACCATGTTATAATGCGGCAAAACATAATATGACAAGAGATATCATTTCCGGGGCAATAGAAAAAATAATGAAAGTTTACTGTTATAAAAACCCAAAAATTATTGACAAATAATTATTTTTTTAGTATATTTATATTAGTTGATGTACAAGAGACTGTGTGGCTGTCACTTGCAGATAGTTAAAGATGGCTTACAGCAACTATTTTTGTTTAATTACAAGCTTGTTGGGGCGCGTCACCGAGGCAAGTTAGAAATTAAATACGGTTTTATGTGACTGTTTTTAATGGATGATAATAGGTATTTTGAAGCATAATAGAAATACAATCGGGAGACGTGCTTTTTTTTAATACACACTTATTATTGACAAATAATTATTTTTTTAGTATACTTTTATTTTTCGGTACTTTTTGAGAGGTCGAGTTCGATTCTCGATCGCTTGTAGAGGGCTGGTGCGAAGGGAGTCAGGTTCAATTCCTGATGATTGTTTCTAATCATAGAGATTAGAATAACTCTGGAGAGACATATTACACGGCGTACTTGGTCGTTAGCTTAGCATAGGAATATGTTAAGCAAAGTAATTTATAGTTGCTATGTGTCAGCACAAATGCGCAAGGGTTTAGCTTAAGAAGTATAACAAATGTTATATCATAGCAACTATTTTTGTTTAATACGCACTTAAACAAATACTATTAAGAGCCTTTATTGACGGGGTGCGTCACTCTAGCGAGTGCCCGTCAGTAAGGGCTTTTTACTAAGGAATTTGTTATGAGTGAGAATAAAAAATATTATTATTTAAAATTTAAAGAAAATTATTTTGAACAGGATCATATAAAAGTTATCGAATCTATGAAAAACGGATACGAGTACTCACTTATTATTTTAAAGCTTTATTTAAAATCTTTAAAATATGAAGGCCAGTTAAAAATTAACGATGCAATCCCATACACAAGAGATAAAATTGATTTACTTTCTGGAGTTTTAGGGCATAATCCTGCAGAGGTAATGCATGCGGTAAATCTTGCAAAAGACTTGGGAATAATTGAGTTTATTGATACCGGAGAGATATTCATGTCAGATATTCAAAGTTTTATCGGGACCGGATCAAGTGAGGGTGATAGAAAAAAAGCTTATAGAGATAAATTAGCTTATAGAAAACAATTACAATACGATTGGACAAAAGGTGGACAAATGTCCGACAAACGTCCACCAGAGATAGAGTTAGAGAAAGAGTTAGAGAAAGAGATAGATATAAAGACAGATAAAAAGCAAAAAAAAGAATATGCGGATAATGTGAAAATGACTGAAAAAGAATACAAAAAATTATTAGAAAAATATGGTGACATTCAGACAAACCGCCTTATTCAATATCTATCTGATTACAAAAAAGAAAAAGGATATAAAACAAAGTCAGATTATCTAACTATATTACGCTGGGTAGTAGATGCGGCTAAGGTAAAAGAAATACCAGAAGATGAAAAAATAATTATTTCTCAACCAGCTCCTGAAAACAACTATCTTGACCAGCTTAGAGAATCTTCATCAGACTAACAAAATGGAGTGTTTTATGAAATGTCCTATATGTGAAAAACAATTAAAAAGATTTTTATTTAATAATCCAAAAGAATATTTATTTCAGTGTAGTGATTGTAGTTTTTATATAAAAATATTAAATAAAAAAACATTATATATTATAAAAGAAAAACAAATATTAGTTAATTATAAAAAATTAAATACTTTTTGGGCTAATAAAGAATTAGAAAAAGTTAAATATTTTATAAATTTTTATAGGGGGAAAATAAATAAAAAGCAAACAAATTATAATATTCATTTTTTCAAAAAATGTCCTGTGTGTAAAAAAATTAAATTTTATTTAAGATTTTACAAATCTAAATGTAGACAGAAATTAAACACTACATATCAGTGCGTGTCATGCAGAAAAAATGTAAATAAAAAAATATCTGTAAAATATAACAATCTTATTAGACGCCGATATATAGATATTAAAAATACAAATTTGAAGAATTTTGGAATGAATTTAAATTTTAATTTCGATGAATTTAAAAAATGGATTGAAAATAATAATTTTGAAAATTATTATAATATTTTTTTAAAAAATAACAATAGTCCTGCTTATAGTATTTGTGTTTCAAGAAAAGATACTACAAAGCCATATAAATTTGAAAATTTAAAACTCATTTTTAAAAAAGACCTTGCAAAAAAAAATAATATTGAAAAAAAATCTAAAAATATAGTGCAAATAAAAAATGGGGAAATAATAAAGATATGGAAATCAGCAACTGAAGCCAGTAGAATATTAAAAGAATTTCGGCAGAGTAATATAAATAAAGCGTGTAAAGGTTATATAAAACAGTATAAAGGGTATGAATGGAAATATTTATAAAAAACTATTGACAAATAAAGTTTTATTTATTATTATTTAAATATACTTAAAAGATTTTTGAAATATTTAATTTTAAAACGAGGTGATTATATGGATTAGTTCTTAAAAAGAACATTTTCAATAGTTGCTATTTGACAAATGTCAATGACATGAAGTGGAGAGGTAAAATCTTGGACACAAGATAAGTACGGCTTCGCCGTGTGAAGGTAACATTAGGTTTACCATAGCAACTGTTTAATTTTAATGGAGTGTAGCTCAGTGGTTAGAGCGTCAGTCTTATAAACTGGATGTCGATAGTTCAAATCTATCCACTTCAAATAATATAGTTGCTATGTTGCGGAATAGAGACGCAAATTAACCTAGTTCATGTAGAACTAATATGTCATTATTTAACGTTAAATAATGACATACAAACTATGCAAACATAGTTAGGCCGGAATAGGTTTTTAGCAGACGTGCTTGTAAGAATCGAATCTTACCGCAGCAACTATTATTATAAATAAGTTGCTATGTGGCAGGAATAGGTAGACGCCAAACCAGAGAACACTCTATTGATCGATGAGGTAGGGTTCGGGTATCAGAGTAAGTATCATGTAAGGTGCAAATCCTTACCATAGCAACTGTTATAATAGTGGTTATTTTATTTGTTAAAAGGAGCAAAATAATGAGCTACGCAAAGAAACAAAAAAAATGGATTAAAAAACATGATGTAAAAGTCGGTGATTTTGTTAATGTTTTTAAACAGTCAGGTAAAGATTGGGTTAACAGGATGAATGATTCTGTTGGAAAAATATATGAGGTTGTAGCTTTTGATGATCCAAATATATTTATTATACTTAAAAGCGGATTTGGTTATTCCAGGAAATCGCTTAAAAAAGTCACAGACTTAAAAGAACTTGCGCCGTTTTATGTAGAAATTGAAAACGAAGAACAATCAAGAAAAGCCCAAGAAATTTGTTTCAGTCATGGAATTGAAAAGGATTTTAATAACGATTTTAGAATAGGTACATTAGAAATACGCGCTAAAGAAGGTGATTTGATACGCTGTATACAATATAATGATATTTGTGGCCCATGGAATTTCCCAAATAAAGAAAACACAAGACAATTAACCTACGATAAAATATTAAGATTTGAAAATAAGCAGGAAGAAAAAGAACCACAAATAACAGAGCAAAAAGTAAACGAGTTAATAGATAAAAAAATTGAAGAATTAAAACAACAAATTATTAAAGGGTTTAAAAATGGATGAATTTGGAGTGTTTTTTTTAGGTATGATAGTTGTAATTGTATCAATTTTGATGGTTGTTGTTATTTCAATACTATGATTATTTTATTTAAGATTATAATATTAAAGACAATATTAAAAAATAATTCTTGACATATATTTTATAAAATAATATTATAAAGCATACTAAAAAGTATTATCCTTTCAAAGCTCCTTTTAATTTTAAGCCAGGTGTAAAAACCTGGTTTTTTTTCTTGACTTATATTAAAACTTATTCTAAAATATGAAAAAACAAAGGATATAATATGATTATAAAAAGATTTATTGTGATTGTTGACTTGACTGGATTTGAGGGTCACTTTTATGGCTAAGCACCCAGGAGGAAGGCCGATGAAATATAATACACGAGAAGATTTAGAAAACGCCATTGATAATTACTTTGATGAATGCAAGTTAAAAAAAAAACAATTATAACAAAAGATGGTATACTTGATGTTATAAGCCCGAAAGTTCCTACTATTGCCGGATTAGCTTATGCCATAGGTGTAGACAGACAAACGGTATATAATTATGAAAAGAATCAAGAGTATTTCGACATTATAAAAAGAGCGAGAGATTATATACTTGCTGAGATAGAAAGCGCAGCTATAAATGATGATGTTAATAACGGACCTGTTATATTTGTTATGAAAAACTATGGTTACTCTGATAAGCAAGAGATAGAACACTCAGGAGGTATAGAACAAAGACTTAATAGTGACCAGGTTAAAGAAGAGATAGATAAATTGTTAGAGCTTAGAGAAAAAGACAAATAAAAAACATGAATGATATTGAGCTTTTAAAGTTATTGATTATTGAAAACCGTACTAGGATACCAAAAAAGTTGTTGCCTTTTTGGGAAGATAAACGGTATAAGTTCGCTAGTGGGGGGCGTGGGTCCGGCAAGAGTGAGTCTTTTGCTAAGATATTATTGTATAGGTCAAATAAGACAAAAAAAAAGATACTGTGTACAAGAGAAATACAAAACAGCATTAAAGACTCTGTACATGCTCTTTTGAAAAGATTGATAGAAGAATTACAGTATAGCGATTATGTTGTTACTGATAATTCTATTTTTCATAGAAAAAATGGAAGTGAGTTCATTTTTAAAGGTCTTTGGCAGCAAGACAAAAAACAAACGATTAAGTCAATTGATGATATTGACATTTGCTGGGTGGAAGAGGCCCAGACAGTTAGCACTAGCAGTCTTAATATACTTGATCCCACTATAAGGCGAAAAGGGTCCGAAGTATGGTTTTCTTATAATAGACTACTTCATGATGACCCTGTTTTTGTATTTAATAACGCTATCCCGGATGATAAGAAAATAAATATAAATTCTAATTATTATGATAATGAATATGTTACTGCCGAGTTGTTAGACCAGGCATTAAGAAGTAAAAAACAATATGAAGATGGTATCAACGAGGACTACCCTCATGTATGGCTTGGCGAACCTGTACAGTTCGGGGACCAATGTATTATCCCTTATAGCAAGGTAATGCAAGCTGTTAATCGGGATATAGAATCAGACGGAGGTGTTGTTGTAGGAGCTGATATTGCTAGATTTGGTAATGATAGTATAGTGTTTTTCAAGAGAAAGGGACTTAAGGTTGTTGATTACAGAGAGTATCACCACAAAAGCGTAACTGATACTGCAGACCTGTTAATTGATTTTGTTGGTAATGCCAAGGACCTTATTCTTATTGATGATACCGGTGTAGGCGGCGGGGTTACCGACTACCTTAAGAAGTTTGGGTATAATGCTATTGGGATTAACTTTGGCGGAAGTCCAAAAAACCAGGATAAGTATAATAATATTATAAGTGAAATGTGGTTTGAATTTAAAGAAATGATTGATCTTGTTTCAATACCAGACATTTCAAGATTAAAAACAGAGCTTTCAAGCAGGGAATGGAAAATGGATATTAAACAAAAACGATGTGTTGAAAGTAAAGCGGATTATAAGAAGAGAGGGTTTAAAAGCCCTGACTTTGCAGACGCTTTGTTGTTGTGTTTTTATAATCGCTCATGTAGTGATAAGCCAGTATTTTTTAAGAGGATAATGTGATGTTATATTGTGGTGATTGTTTAGAAATTATGGATAAACTTATTAAAGACGGTGTAAAAGTTGACGCAATTATTACCGATCCTCCTTATGGGACTACTGCATGTAAATGGGATATAGTTATTCCGTTTGATGAAATGTGGGAACGATTAAAAGAGTTAAGAAAAGATAGAACGCCAATTGTATTATTTGGGAGTGAACCTTTTAGTAGTCATTTAAGAATGAGTAATATTAAAGAATTTAAATATGATTGGATATGGGAAAAAAATAGAGGTAGTAATTTTGCTGTATTAAAATATCAACCAATGAAAGAGCATGAAAATATTATAGTTTTTTATAAACACGGTTATTACCCAATAAAAGAAAAAAGAAAGGGCGGAGGGTTAAATAGAACTCAATATAAATATAATCCATCAAATACGGGGAAAAGACAAGTAATGAATAACATGGAAATGAAACATGCTAATCATAATAGTAATAATAAATTAAGATATCCATCAAGTATACAAAAGTTTAACACAGAAGTTGGCAAGCATCCAACACAAAAACCAGTTGCATTATTAGAATACCTAGTAAAAACATACACAAATGAAAATGATATAGTGTTAGATTTTACTATGGGAAGTGGTACAACTGGAATTGCTTGTGTTAATTTAAATCGTAGGTTTATAGGTATTGAAAAAGATTTAAAATATTATGAAATTGCTAAAAAAAGAATACAAAATTCAATTTTAGAAAAAAAACAATTATTGTTTTAGTGAGGTTATTTTAATGGATATTAAAGAAATTAACAAAGCAAAAAAAATATATAGCATGAGATTACAAGCTATGAACAATCAAAAAGGATTTATTAACTCTATCAGAAATATTTCTGAGAAAAACAGATTGAAGAAAAAAATCCACGCAATGACTGAGGCTGAAAGAGACGTAACCACGACTTATATTACAAATACTCAAACTGTTAATGAAGTTGTAGATAAAAACAACTATAAGAAATACCACGAACAGGTAAAGTTTTGTTATGATGCTTACTCAGGTGATATTGATTATGGGTCAGAGATTTTACGCGGTGTAGTCCAGACTAAAGTTGCATTCACAGGTGGTGAGGGCCTTAGTGTATTTGCTGAAAAGAAAAGTACTCAAAAGTATATAGACAAATTTCTTGAATATAATAAGCTTAATGGATCGCGGCTGATTAAGATGTTAGAAATAGGGGAGCTAGAGGGAAAGAATTTAATATGCCTGGAAAAAGATGTTAAAAATGAAATCATGAAAGCCAGGAGTTTCTCATGGTATACAAATCAATACAAAGTAACATGTAATGGATTAGATACAGATGATATTAAGAGTATTGTGTACAAACGGAAAGATGAAGATCAGGAGAGAAGTATAAGAACTGACGCTTCTGTTTATGTTAGGCTTGGAGGTACCGATTATGATATTGATCATACAAGCACAGATATGCATTGCGTTCTAACAGATATGGAAAACTTTTCAAGAGCTAAATATGATCTTAGAAAGAATAATCATATATTTGCAAAGCTTACACCTTTTTTTAAGACCGAAACCCAGGAAGGGGCTAATTCTATTAACAATTCTATAGATGATGGTGAATGGGAAATAGGACAAGGTTATGCTGGGACTGCTGATTTTAGTCTGGTTGGACCGGGAACTGGAGCACTTGACGCGCTAAAAGGTGAAATGGAACTGGCACTAAAGAATATCGCAGCTACTACAGGTATCCCAATACATTGGCTTGGGTGGCCTGAGTTGATGAGTAATCGCGCAACTGCTGAAAACTTGCTAGAGGTTGTTAATGCGGCTACAAAGAAAAGACGGTTATTATGGGAAGAGGGCATAAAAGAGCTTATTAAAAAGTCAATGATACTTGCAATAGATAATGGGTTTGAGGATAATAATATTTTAGGTGATTTTCAGGTTAAACTACCATTAATATCATTAGCTAATCTAAAAATGATAGCTGATATATGGATTCCTCTCATGGACCTGGGTGTTATTAGTATGAGCACGTTAAGAAACAAGCTTCCTGAGATTAACCCGTCAGAAGAAAAGAAACTAGTTGAAAAAGAAAAGCAAGAGAATATGGATAGAATGAAAGAAGGAATGATTGATGAGAACGTAGATGACAGCGAAGATGAAGATAGTCCTGATAATGAAAATGAAAAATAATTGTATATAATTTGAAAAATATCTTAACAGTTATAATTGTCAATGATATTTTTTGTATAGAGGTTATAAAAAATGGGAAATATTCCAGAAAGAACGGAAAAAAGTATACTTGGTTTGCATAGTATGATTATGGAGTTAGATAATAAGTATGATTTAAGCCAAAAAACTATTATAGAAATAGGTAGTTGGACAGGCATTAGCGCTATAGAGTTTCAAAAACACTTTAAATTAGTTGTATGTATTGATCCGTGGAAAGCAACCGAAGGTATTAACACTAAATTCAATATGAATGTTGTTGAAAAAATATTTGACAAAAGGACAGAAAACATAAAAAATATTAAAAAGATTAAGATGACTTCAGAAGAGGCTGCAGCTTATTTTGATTATATGACAGACTCAGGACAATCTACTGATAATAAGTTTAATTTTATTTATATTGACGGCTGCCATACATATAAAGCGGTAAAGCAAGACTTAATCTTGTGGAAAGATAGGATTAAAAACGCTATTTGCGGTCATGATTATTGTAGTCAATTTCCAGGAGTTGTTAAAGCAGTTGATGAAATTATAGGAAAGCCAGATTTAGTGTTTAATGACTCTAGCTGGATTAAATATAAAAAGAGGTGTAAATAATGGGGCATGTAAAATCAAGTGATCTCGGCAATCCATTAGTTGAAATGGTGGATAAAGAATTCGCAATAACAACAAATAATATTATACCTAACAATAGACAGATATCAAAACGTGATATTACAAAAGTTGTTAATAAGATTAAAAAACATAGAAAAGATCAGGTAAAATAAATGAATTCTTTTAAAAGCGATATCGTATTACAGAATTATAGAATAGAGGCGTTTTCTCAGGATAAGATACTTGCAATGATTGATCCAGAAAATCTTGAAAAAATTAAACAGAAAGATGAACATCCTTTTTTTCAAGCTTATGTTATGATGCATGAAGGTATATCAAAGCCGCGATTATTAGGTGATGGTTATAAAAATATACACTGGACCAAACAGGCTGTAAACAGCGTAAAAAACATTGTTACAAAAGGCGTACAATTTTTTGTTAATCATAACAATGATAATTCTACAAACAAAAGAGACTCTTTGGGTGAAATAATAGGTGATAAAGTAGAGGAAGTTAACGGAAAATTACGTCATGTAATTGTGGGTTATTTTCCTCCTGACAAAAGGGAAGAGGCTAAGAAATATGATGTTATTAGCCAGGAAGCTAATTGGAATTTTATAGAGCAAGCGGGACAACTGTTTGCTGATTCTATAGAAAAATTAACAGGAATTGCCTTAGGTGATTCTAATTATAACAAACCGGCATTTCGAGAGGCGAGACGGCTCGGATTTGTTCAAGCATTTGAGAACGAGGGAAACAATATGAACTTTGATGAAATCAAAAAGGTTATTACATTTGACCAGATTAAACAATTGGTCGGAGAGAGAACAATCCGGCCATGGCAGCTTTTTTCAGAAAACGATATGCTGGATGATAGAGTATTTGGAAAGAAATTAGCCGAATACGATACTATGAAAGCAGAACTAGACCGAATAAAAGAAGATATTAAGAAAAAAGATGCCGATATAGCTACTTTAAACAAAAAGGCTCAATTGGCTGATATTGATACCAGGATTGAAAGTATTCTGAAAGAAAAACAATTTACAGACAAGCAGTTGAATTATGTTAAAGGTGTTTTTCAAAAGAATAAAGAAAATCTTGATGATCTTTCAACCGAAGGATTAACAAAGTTTGTTGATCAGCAGCAGTCTAATTATAAAGAAGTTATGAAGTATGCTGGTTTAGAAGATGATAACCTTGATAATCAACCTCCAAAAGGTTCTGATAGCGAAGATTTCACAAAGGCAGAAAATAACGAACTATTAACAGAAGATTTATAGGAGGTAAATCATGGCTTTTGAACCAAAAGATACACTTGATTATAACCATTTGAGAGACGTGGTCCCTGTTGCTGATGTGACTAAGGGCGAGGCGGTTGTAATTAACGATACATTTTGTTTCTATTTAACGGACTGGACGACAACTGGAAATCCTGATTACGCTGTCCCTGTGTATAAGATGAGACAGGTACTCGCTGATAAGGCAGTAGGAACAGGAGAAGATATCCAGGCAGGGGAAAGGGTATATTATTACCCTACAACTGATACAATCAGTGCAAACGCAGTCGGTACGGCTGGTACAGATTATTACTATTGTGGAACCGCAAAGGAAACGGCAGCAGCCGCAACCTCTACTATTTTGATCAGATTTGACGGTACACGATATAATGAGGCTATTTAAGGGGGTTAAAGATGTTTCATGATCCAGATATATTGATTGATATTTTAGGTAATGCAAGAAACGGCGACAAAACTGCGTCTGCAAAATTCCTGGTAGCTTTACAGGGGTTTATGAGCCAGCCAGTTAAACAATATCAAAAAAAGATACAGGCGTTTGGCGTGTCTACTGATTTTGATCAGCTAACAAAAGATGCTTTCAATGTGACAGTAGAGGAAGATAATTTTGATCTTAAATGGGAGCAAGCTTATAGACTTGTAGCATTAGGAAAAGGTCAGGATGCTTGGGAAATTGCTAATGTAGAAAACGGTATCACTTTCAACAAAGTTGAGGAAGGTGAAAGAATCGAAGTTAACAAAATTTCAGGAACTAAGATCACAGCTTATGTTGATTATTACGGTGGTGCACTTGGCTGGACCGATAAAATGATTAGGTTCAGAAAAATTCCCATGATGGTTGATCTTGCAATGGCTTTTCGGAATAGGTTCTATACTAACAAAGCTGATAATCATTATGCACTATTAGCAACTGCAGCAGCATTACATGTAACTGCATACCAGGGAGCAGCAGCAGACGGGCAGTTACAAAGAGATATTCAAACAATCAACCAGGCAGCTTTTACTTTGACGAATCGAAACAAAGATAAAGGTTTCGGTGATATGGCAAACGCTCAATTATTAATGTACGCTAATCCATTAGACAAAAGAAGAATTAACGCAGCTTTTAGAGCTACAACCCAGGCAGCAGCCTCGGCTAACGCAGCAATTGCACAGCAAGTTGATTATAACATCAACGTACAGTATACATTTAACAGCAACGTGACGGCTGGTTCTCCAATTCTTATTTTACCGAAAAACAAAATTCAAAGAGCAGAACCAATGCCGCCAAAAACTTATAATGCACCAACTGATATTCTTACCCTTAATGAAACCCAGGCAGTATGGGCTATTTATGGCGCGATTGTAGGCGATGACGATCAAGCAGAAACAATAACTTTAGGTTAATAATACAGAGGGGTGAAAATCCCCTCTCTTTTTATAGGGGTTATTTATGGCTATAACAGTAGGGACAAATAGTTGGATCACTTTATCTGAAGCAAATCTATATATGGATAATAGATTTAATAATTCTATTTGGGAATCTTCAACTGAAATAAATATTAAAAAATCAATTATAACAGCCTTTAAATGGTTGTATAATTCACAAAAGTTCAATATTCCTTTGACAGCAACTTCTCAAATAGTCAAAGATGCCCAGACAGAGTTAGCTAATTATATATTAGTTAACTTTGAAGAGTTTGAAAAAAGACGATCGCTTCAAACACAGGGAGTTGAAAGTTTTAGAGTATTGAAATGGCAAGAGAAGTTTGTAAAATCTGCTGATATTCCTGAATTCATCAGTGACATGTTAATTGATTACATTAGGAATAAAGGCGGTGTATTTTTTAATGTCAGTAGGAATTTAAGTGGCAATAGAACATAGAATATCAAAGCTAAAAAAAAGATTAGATTCAATTGAAAAGAAATTAAAGTCTTATGCGGTTGAAATATCATCAGCAACTAAAACAGACCTTAAGTATTGGTCAGGTTTAAGAAAAAAAATATCAAATACATACGAAGAATCAAGAATTGCGTTTTCTAAGTGGTCAAAAATAAATCTATCTGGATATTATAACGAAGAGCTTAATTCTCAGATACAAAGGATTAAAGGGTTTACGTTTAAAACAAAAACAATAGATTTTAATACATATAAAGAAAAAAATCTTAATAAAAAATCAATATTAAGAACTACAACAAATGCAAATCAGAGATTCATAATTGGTACTATTCTTGGAGAAGAGCGATTTAATCGGGTATTAAGAACTACCCAGCAAATAAATATAAGTAATAAGAAAATAGAAAAACGTTTAACACAAACAACTTCAATAAACACTCTTAGAAAAAGAATACAAAATGATCTAATGAAAAATTTGCTTGATAATAAGTTTGTTACTGTAATTGACAAGAATGGGAAACAACGGAGTTATGATGTTAAATATTATGCTGATATGGTAGCACGCACTGAAATGAGAAACTTACAGACGGCATCTGTTCTGAACGCGGCAGCCGGAGTAGATGGGGACCTGGTCCAGGTATCTAGTCACAATACAAAGACGCCTTTTGATGCCCAGTTTGAAGGTAAGATATTCAGTTTGTCTGGCAAAGATAAAGATTTCCCAAAAGCAGATTTTTTGCCGCCATTTCATCCTAACTGCAGGCATGTAATAACAGTTGTGTTCAAAGAAGGATTAGAAGCTAGTGGTATGCTAGAGAAAAAAATAGAAAAATCATCAAAAAGTATATATATACCAGAAAACAAAAAAGAAGATTTAAACAAACAAAAAAACTTGAGAGGTTTTTAAATGGGCATTGTTAGATTAAAAGATGTTAGAAGAATGCAAAGATTTGCAAAATATGATTTGAATAATGTTAATAAAAACTGGAATAGATTAGTTGATATTGGCAATTTAACTCCAAATTTTAAGACTCTTGGTCCTTATGATGGAATTAAAGACGCGTGGAAAGATGAGCCTTGTTATATTGTAGGGGCAGGAAAAGAAGCTGAGTTAGTTGATTTGTCAAAATTAAATAAATGCCATACTATAGGCATAAATCATATGATTGAGTATTATGATAAGTTTGAATGGTTTTTTTTTCTTGATAATAGATTTCTTGAAAAAACAACTTATGATATCAACAAATTTAAAGGGAAAATATTTCAGAAAAATACAACCGATTTTCTATCTAATCATTTGGATTGTGTTAGATTTAAAATCAAACAAATAAATGATTTCCCTACACTAAATATAGAAGATGGTCTATATAATGGCGCGATGTCTGGAATATCGGCATTAAATCTAGCTCTAATTTCTGGTGCTAATCCAATATACTTAATAGGCTGTGATGTCCCGCGTTATATTAAAAGCGAAAACTATCATTATGGCGAATATAATGGAGAGATAAAAACTGATAAAAAATTAAATAAATATATAGGTGCTCTTGGGTATTATGAAAAATTCACTCAGTGGAAAAATAGAATAATTAATGTTACAGAAGACGGAAGAAATAATTTTTTTGAAAACATTAAATCAAAAGATATGCCAATCGTAGAAACGGATAAAAGAAAATCTATAATTGAAATAACGGGAAGAAAACCTATTATATGTCAGATAGGCGGCATGAATACAATAAATGAAATGGGTGATATATCAAGATACATATACGAAAAAACTGATGGTGTACACAAATTTTGCAATATAAATGAAAATGTCCCTGATGCTGATCTGTATATTGTAGAATCATTTTTAAATGGTGCAGATAAATATACAAATTTTAAAAAGCCTAAAAAAGATTGTAAACTTATTAGCATTATTCATACGTCAGGGAAAACAAGCCCATCTATTGATAGCGATGCCGTTGTTACTATTACTAATGCCTGGAAAAGTATTATAAGGACAAGGGGTTGGGAATCAACTATGATTTATCCAGGTATTGACATTAAAAAATACAATCTTGAACCTGATTATAACAATAAAAATTTTGGAAGAATAACAAGATATAGCCCAGGGAAAGTGCATCCTCATTCTTATAATATTACAAACAATATCTTAAATGCCGTGCCAGGATCAAAATGTATAATGTTCATGAATAATAATGGAATATTCAAAGAGTCTGACAATATAAAAGTTTATAAATCTATTAAAATAAATGAAATAGAAAAAAAGGTTCAAAAACTTAATCAATTATCAATGTTTGTTGATATACATAATACATTTCAAGAGACATTCAGCTTGGGATTATTAGAGGCAATGGCTTCTGGGCTTCCTATATTTTTGTACAGCAAAGTTGATCAACCAGCAATGAAAGAAGTTATATCAGACATAGGATTTTATTTTAATGATTTGTCGTTATTGGAAAAAGAGATAATTAAAAGACTACCAGATTATGAATTCAAAAAAGAATATGGGCAAAAAGCAAAGCAGAGGGCTTCAGAATTTTCTATAAAAAAAATGGTAGACTCTTATAATAAATTGTTCAAGGATGTGTTATATGGTTAATATTAGCTGTATTAGCTTGGCAAGAAAAGGATCAAAAAGAATCCATGGAAAAAATTTTAAAAGTTTTTGTGGAAAACCGTTAATTCACTACACTGCTGAAATAATGGAAAAATTAAATTTAAAGTCATATATAATGACAGATTTTGATGATATTAAAAATTATGTTTCTAATAATTTTAACAATGTAAAAATAATTGATATGCCTGAAAGGTTTGGTTTAGATAAGCACGATGTAAATGGTTCAATAAAATATATTGATAGCATTGTAAAAGCTGATATTTATATTCTATTACAAGCTACGTCTCCAATAAGAAATTTTAATTTAGTTTCATTATGGATTGATGATTTTTTAAAAAATGATAAAGAGTCAGGGTTTTCTGTTAAAAAACTAGACAGTAAATATATATGGAATGAACATGGTAAGTGTATAAATTTTGATCAATCGTTAAGAGACGGAAACGGAACAAAAAAAAATAATATATATGCAGAAAATGGGGCTTTTTATATTTTCAAAAAAAGCGCAATAGACAAAAAGCATATTATTACAGATTCAAGGATTGTGTATTTTGATGATTATCTAATAGACTTGGATACCGTTGAAGATTGGGTAAAGGCAGAAAAATTATATATGGAGATACATAATGAAAAAAATTAAATTATTTCTTAGCGATATAGATGGAACACTCACAGACGGATATGTCTATTATTCTGAGTCAGGAGAAGAATTGAAAAAATTTTCTCATAGAGACGGGAGAGGGTTTCACTTGTTACATGAGATTGGAATTGAATGTGGCCTTATAACGTCAGAAACAGGCGGAATAAATCGAGCAAGGTTTGATAAGTTTAAAAAACTTGGAACTGTTAACTTTTTTTCTGATTCTTCGTATGGGGAAGGGAAAGTTGAAAAAATAAAACATATTCAAAAGATTCTTAATATATCAAATGATGAAATTTGCTATATCGGCGATGATACTAATGATTTAGAAGCCCTAAAATATTGCAAATACAAAGCATGCCCTGCAGATTCTAATTATTTGATAAAAAAAACTGAAGGAATATATGTGTGTAAAAACAATGGAGGCAATGGAGCTGTAAGAGAGTATATTGATTATCTTATTGAAAGAGGGTTAGTATGAATACAAAAATAATAGCAGAAATTGGATATAATCACCAGGGGTCTATGCAAAAAGCTCAAATTATGATGCGTGAATCTGCTAAGCTTGGATTATGGGCTGTAAAATTCCAAAAATGGGACATAGATAGTTTCCCGGAAAAAATTAAAAATATTAAAAGAAGCCCAGAAAATAGTCTAGGTGATACATTCTATGAACATAGAAAAGCAGTCGAATTTTCTATTGATCAGCATATAGAGCTAAAAGAAACAGCAGAAAAAAATGGATTAGTTTATATTTGTAGTGGGAAAGATTTAAATTCTATTATAGATTTAGTTGAAAAAATTAAATGTAAATATATTAAACTACCTTCTCAGAGATATAAAGATCATGAGATATTCAAATATCTATGTAAAAATAAACAAAAATATGGACTTAAAATATTAGTAAGCACTGGAATGTGTCATGATAACGAAATACCTCTTTCAGCATGGCCTAGAGTTGCTGATGTTATATTTCATTGCATTAGCCTTTACCCGGCGCAATTAAATGAGTGCGATTTTGGCGTTATGAAAAAATATAGTTTTTATAATGGCTACTCAAGCCATGAGGTCCAGGGAAAAGCTATTAAATATGCAGTAGGACAGGGAATTAAGTATATTGAACGACATTATACATTTGATAAAGAAGCCAAAGGCTCTGATCATAAAATAAGCAGTGATTATAAAGAAATGAAGCGAATAATTAAAGAAATTAAAGAAGCTGAAATGGTTTATGGCTCTGGAAATAGGGAAATAACAAAAAAAGAACTTGAAATAAGAAAATATTACAGGGGTTTTTAAATGAAAAAAGGATTGATAGTAAGCATACAAGGATATTCACAGCCTACAACTCAGGAACTAGCTGAAAAGGCTATTTTGGGTGGTGCAGTTGCTATAAGAACAGATAGCGAAATCAAAATACAGGTGCCTATTATTGGCCTTAAAAAATTATACGAAAAAAAATATTATATGACAAATGATAGAATGGCTATAACAGATGTTATGAAATGGGCTGATTATGTTTCAATAGACTGCAGGAGCGGAAACAATCAAATTGATTTAATTGTTTCTCATTGCCATGTTAACAGTTATAAATATATTGCTGATATTGAAAATATAGAAGATTATCATAATTTAGAAAAAATACTTAATAAAAATAAGTTAATAAAACCTTCTTATATTTCCACTACTTTTAATGTTTTTAATAATGATAGCCATGAAAAATTTATTAAAGAATTAACGTTATTAACTAATAATGTAATTATAGAAGGTGGAATATCTCAAGAAAATGAAGTTTATTTTTATTCAAGAAATAAAAATGTTTCTAATATATGTATCGGGGCAGCAATTAGCGATATAGAAAAAAACACAAAAAGATTTTCTAAGGAATATTTATGCTGTTGATAGGACAACCAAAAAGCGCGACAACAATAAGTATAAATTTTTTTGTGATTATAGAAAATGGGCACTGTGTATTGAATATGACGATTTAATAAGAAATTATGAAAAAAATATGAAAATTATCTTAACACATATTGGAGTTAATTGTAAAATTAATCCGTTGTACAAAAAGAAGTATACAGGTGTAGGTGAAAAACGATTAAATGATAAGTAATTATTTGACTGATTTGTGTGATATTTATGATTATTCAGTGGATGAGTGGGGAGTTAAAACAGAAACTGTCCAGGAAAATATTAAATGTCGTGTAGAAGATTTTAATAAATTGATAAAAAATGATCAGGGCCAGGAAGTTGTTGGAGAAATGGAAATAATATTTGATTCAGATGTTTCTATAAACCGTAACAATAAAATAGTAATTAAAACAAAATCCGGAATTACTTATGATTGTGATAAAAAGTTTATAATTCAAAAATTAAGTTCGGCTGCCATGTTTGCAAAAACTCATACTGAGGTGATTGTATGATGAAATGGAAATCTGACTTGAATAAAGGATTAAAGCTATATGAGACAAAAACAATTAAATCACATAATATTGCAGCAAAAAAAGTAGGATTACAATTGCTTAATTATATTGTTAATGGATCACCAAATGAAGGTGTTACTCCTCCAATACTTACCGGAACATTACGAGGTTCAGCTAGCGTGTTTCTTGGAAACGAATTAGTACAACAAGGACCAAATGGCCCATCAAGTACTAGTGGAAACAAAAAGGATACAATTAGAATAGTTTTCAACGTCCCTTATGCAGCAAGGATGCATGAAGAACGATGGAATCCAGGTCCTATAAGCCAGCAAGCCGGGAACGTAGGAAATAAATTCATATCAAAACACATTGATGGTGATAAAACTGATTTGATGAAAATGTACGCAAAGTTAATCAAGAAGGAAAATGGATGATATATAATTTTGTTGAATATTTAAAAACAGAATTACCTACAGAAAAAATATTCACAAATACAAAAGAAATACAAGTTCCTGAAAGATGTGTTTTTGTAAAAGAAAACGGCGGCGATATTCAGCCGTGGGTTGGGTATACTCAAAAAATGATACAAATTATAACAAGAGATATTGACGCTGTACGAGCGCGAGAGTTAAGCTATAGCGTTAAAAATAAATTACATGATAAATTCGGTCTAATATTACCGGCAGTTGCTGTTAATAGCATCCTGTATGGAGCTATACATTCCGCGCAGATAACAGCCGAGCAGGAACCACAAAGTATAGGTTATGATGAAAATGGAAATGCGGAATATTCTACAAACTATAAAATAATTTTTAGGAGGGATTAAAATGGCTGCTAATCCTCCAATTGGAAATAATTTTATTGAGGGACCTCTTGGTGTATGCCGTGTTAGTTTCAACGGGGTAGACTACGGAAAAACCCTTAATAATATTGAAATACAAAAAGACCAGGACATTAAAGAGCTTTTCTACGCTCAAGACGGAACTAAAAGAGCGGATAACACTAGAACAGGCGTAATGTATATGGTTACATGCGAGTTCGCTGTTCCTGCAATTGCACTGCTTAACGCTATTGATTCCGGGATATCAAAATCTGGTGCTGGTAATTCTGCTAGCTTCGGGCGTAATTTATACACTCTTTGGTCAGAAGAAACAAGCGAACTTGTTTTGTCAAGAGTTGACTCAGAAGGCGATGCTTATGCTGATAATTTTTTCAAAATGACTTTTTATAAAGCTCACGGAGAAATAACAGGTCCTATTGTATATGGCCCAGATCAGCAAAGAACTATCCAGGTGACTTTTCATATCTATTTTGATAGCACAAAAAATAGTTTTGGCTATATCGGATATGAAACAAGCTTGGGACTTTAAAAAATAATTTAGGGGTTATTTGTGAAACAATTTAAAGAAAATTTTAAAGCTGAAAAAATTCAGCTATTTGACATTGATGGAAAAGAACATATTATTGAAACAAAGTTTCTGCCGTCATCTACAATTAAAAAGATTGAAACTATTACAGAAGCGTATATTGCAGAGGAAAAAGGACATGTTGATTACATTCATAATATTATGATAATTATGTTTGGAAAAACTGTTGATTATTGGAAAAAGTTTTCGGTTGATCTTTTGGGTGAAGTTGTAAAATATGTTCGTAATCCAGAAAAAAAAAATTAGATGATAAATGGGTATATGATCTTGTAATTTTGAAACAAAATGGATTTTCTGTTAAAGAAATTGATAATATGGATTATTTACAAAAAGAAAGCATTATTCATATTATTAAAAAAAATAACAGAAAAAAAGACATTAAGAACCAATTGTTACTTGCTGAATGTATCAATAATGCTTATGTAGGTAGCCAACCAAAAATAAAAGGTACCACTGGAGCACACCAACAGCAATTTGCTAGATGGAAAGAAAAAAAGATGCAAGAATTATACCAAGATTATCATAAACCAACTGTTTGGGATACTTTAAAAGAAGTCAAACAGAAAAGAAAGAAAATAATAATAAGGTGATATTATGGCTTTTGATGCTGGCAGCGCACAAGGACATTTAATTCTCGACGCAGGTCAATTTTTAGCTGAAATAAAGAAATCTCAAAAAGCTAATAATAATATGACTGCTAGCATTTTCAAAGCCAGTGTAGCTTATGACGCATTTAAAAAAGTTCTTTCTACTACTGCCGGTGCCGTAAAACAATCTATAAATTTAGCCAAAGATTTTGCTGAAGAAAACAGTAAATTTAATACCGTATTCAAAGACGTTGGTAAAAGCGCAAACGATATGCGCAAATCTCTTGTTGATAGTTATGGGCTAAGTAAAAAAGCGTCTACAGAATTGTTAGCGTCTACAGGCGATCTTTTGAGTGGTTTTGGATTTGCCGGAAAAGACGCTTTAAAATTATCTGGTGAGGTTCAAAAACTTGCCGTTGATTTAGCTTCATTCACTAATTATTCAGGTGGAGCGAAAGGCGCATCTGAGGCATTGACAAAAGCATTATTAGGAGAGAGAGAAAGTGTAAAATCTCTTGGCATTTCAATCATGGAAGCTGATATCCAGGCAGAATTATTAGCTCAGGGGAAAGAAAATCTTACAGGATTAGCATTACGTCAGGCAAAAGCTGAAATAACACTACAATTAGCATTACAGCAGTCAAAAAATGCAATTGGTGATTATGCCAGGACAAGCGATCAATTAGCAAATAGACAGCGCCAACTTTCATCAGTGACAGAAGATATTCAAGTTTTAATTGGCGAGACGTTCACTCCGATTTTGAATGACCTTACAGGGGCATTATTAAAAGGCGCTCGCGGTTTTCGTGATTTTTTAAGTTCAGCAGATGGAATTGACAAAATAGCAATGACTTTCGGAATACTTTCAGGAACAATAGAAGTCGGGAAACAAGTATTTAAAGATTTGTATGATGTAATATCAAAATCGATTAAACCGGCAATAGATAATATTAAAGAAAGTTTTTCAAAATTAACAGAAGAGTCTCAAGGAAATGTAGACGCGATGACTGTTTTCCAAGCAGTAATAAAACTTGTTGGAATGGGATTATCTATAATAATAAAAATAGTTGCCTCAATTATTCAAGGTTTCATCGATTATTATAATATCCTAAAAGAAGTCGGGTTATTGATAAAAGATTTTTTTGCGGCTCTTGCAAATCCAACAAAATGGAAACAATTTCAAAAACAATTAAAAGACAGCGCAGATGCTTTCAAAGATTTTGGAAAAAATTTGATCGAAAATACCGCCGATGTTATAAATACAGTAAAAGAAGAATGGACAACTTTCCCAGAAGATCTAAAAGACCCTGCGAAATCATATGCTGATATTTTTGAAAAAGCAAGTGAAGAAGCTAAAAAGAAATTCTTGAAAAATAAGCAAGAAATGGCTGAAGGTGAAGATAAGTTAAATGAAAAAATTGCAAGCTCATCAAAAACAAAACTTCAATCATGGGTTGAAAATGTAAAGTCTGCAAACGCAAAAGCAGCCAAAGCCTTTGAAGAAAATGGAAAAGAAATTCTTGATAATGTGAGCTTTGTAGCTGGACAAATAGCTGACGCTTATAACTCAATAGCCAGTGTTGTCCAGGATTATCTTGATAATGAAGTTAAAATAATAGAGGCAAAAGGACAAGAAAAACTTTCAAAATTAGAATCAGAAAAAGAAGAAAGATTAACTCAGAATGAGGATTTTTTCACAACTCGTCAGGAACAATTATTAGCAGATTATGAGAATCAACTTATTTCTGAAGAGGAATATAACGAACAAAAAGGCTTGCTTGACCAGCAAAAAGCTGATAAAGAGACAGAAATACAAGCTCAAATGGACGCGCAAATAGCAAAGCAAAAAGATCAAAATAGAAAAAAAGAAAACGCAGCAAAGAAAAAAGCCTTTGAAGCTCAAAAAGCAAATCAAATTGCCAATATCTGGATTCAATATGCCATCGGATTAGTAGGATTGTGGGCACAGTCGATAGCTCAGTTAGGCCCTATAGCCGGGTCTGTACTCGCTGGAATTATGACAGGTGTATTAACAGGAGTCGCAGTAGCACAAACGGCGATCATTTCACAGCAAAATTTTATTCCTGAACGTAAAATGGGAGGTATGGCCTCTGGAGTAACAAGAGTTAATGAGGATAATAGGGGAGAAATAATAACTCTTCCAGACGGATCACAGGTAATACCAAATGATATTTCACGCCAAATAGCTAATAATGTTGGTGGTGGTGGAAAAAACATAAAAATTGAAGTTAATAACCCTCAATTAAATAATAAAATGGACGTAAAGACAATGGTTGATCAAATTATTACAGAAATGACCAGGAGGAAAGCTTTTGGATAGATATACACTAGTTACTCAGTCAGGGGCAGAATATAATATACCTGACAAAACAATGAGAATTCTTTCAAGGTCTTTTTCTATTGATCTGGATATAATAGAAAGAAGTTTCCGTCCTGGGGCAAATCTAATCGGTATTCCAAGACAACAAAGTACTACACTTGATTTTCAATTTCAACAAAATTATCCTTTAGAAAAAAGTTTTAGAGATTATATGAATAATCTTTTATATTGGCTTAATAACGTTGTTCTTATTCGTGATAATGTTAATAATATTGAAACGGACATAATACTTGAGGGAAATGAAATAAATTATGATAATGGAGGTTTTAATCTAGGGACCACTGGAAATGCTATAACTTTTAGACAGCTTAAGCCTTTTTGGCGTGATGTTAATGAAACCGTTGTCACCGAGTCAGGTTCTGGTTCTAATTATATTACAGTGCAAAATAATGGATATATAGAAACACCTGGCATTATAACATTAACAGCTATTGAGCCAACTACAAAATTTTCATTAAGAGTAGTTGAAACAGGATATGGGATATTGGTTGAGGATTTGGAATTCGGATTAAATGGGCTTAATATATATATAATTGATAATGAAACCGGTATTGTTTCGTTGTCAGGTATAAATAGGAATAATAAAATAAAAAATGGAACTGGATTCTTCAATTTTCAAGTAGGGAAAAATACTCTTGAATTTCTTTATAACGGAAATCTTGGAATAGAAGTTGAATATAAACAGAGGTATTATTTGTAATGGCATTATTAAAACCTATTTTAAATTCTAGTTTTATATTTGGGTCTACTGTTTTAAACGGTGTTAAAACATATGTAGGCGAGGTAGAATTTTTAAAAAATTTTAGTGCAGAATTACAATTTTTTTCTATATCTGATTCTTTTCTAGGTGATATCAGGCTTGATAATGATAGTTCTAATTATTTGAAATTAAAATTAACTGAAAATAAAATAGGAGGGTTAAAAGGGTTTCAGTTTGAAATTGATGTATTACCAAATTTTTCATTTTTTAATTTAATGAAAATAAAATTTTTCATTAATAGTATACATTCTTATACCGGAGAATTATTATTAAGTGATCAACAAGATGATGATTCGTCAATAAAATCTTTTTCTGGAAGAGGATATGTAAAGTATCTTGATGATATTGATAATATAACAGTTACATATGAAAATAAAACGCTAAAAGAAATTATAATTGATCAAATTGAAACAAATATTTCTCCAAATACACCTATAGAATATGATTCAGATAAAATAAATCCTCCTGATATAACAATAACAAAAATGGAATTTTCTGATAAATCAGTTGCAAAAATATTCAATGGAATTTTAGAAATAGCAAATAAAGATTATAATATTAAACAATATACATATGGCGTAGACAAAGATATGTTTTTTTATTTTTCTCAAATAGAGACTGAAATAAAAGACGGCTTTTTTGAGGGTTATCAATTTCAAAAACCAAAAGTAAAACAAGATGATTCTAAAATAATTAACGAATTAAATATATATCGTGCAAAAGAAAATCAATCAGATGAACTAGAATTTGTTAGCTCTGTTTCTGACGCTGAAAGTCAGTCAAGATATGGATTGAGAAAATCAAAATTAACAGTTAATGAATACATTGACAATGATACAGTTTTAAAAATTGCAAATGCAAAATTAAATAGGTTTAAAGACCCTTTTACTCAAATTGATATAAAAGATTTAGAAATTGATAATATTTTTGAAATAGGATTTTATAAGATTTCAAGTAAAATAAAAGAATATAAAAAACTTATAAATGACTGTGAGGATTTATCATTATGGAATTTAGACATTTCGCCATCTACAATACAAATTGATAATGATAATTTTATATCTGGAAAAAATTCTTTTAAATGGGAATCCCCTGGAAACGCAGCAGGAAACACAATAAATTTAGAATTAAATGAAACAATAATGTACCCTACTACTTTAATAGCGTATTTTAAACAAAATTCTGCAGGAACTTTAATTAACATGACTGTATATGATGAAGATAATAACGAGATAAACGCTGGTCCAGAAATGTTTTATAATATTCTAACAGAAGATGGTGGATTTTTCTTAACAGAAGATAATGATTTTATAGTTCAGGAAGATACTGAACAGTTTGGTGTTGATATAAAAATAACTGAGGATTGGTTTTTATTTGAATTTGATATTTCTGCAATATCAAATATAAAAAAAATTGCTTATTTTATTATATCAGATGATGCTTTCATAATTAACCTTGATAGAATAGAAGTTATTTCAAAATCATATTTTACAAGGGAATTAACACTTGACAAAGCTAATTATGAACTAGATAGAACAGGGATTAAATTTAATGGTTCTTTTGGAGAAAATATAGAAACGATAATAGATGATTTGAAAAAAGTTGAAAATGAAAATAAAAATATTTTAGGATTATTTGAGAAATAGGAGGAAAAATGTCTTTAATATGGGATGATGTTAAAAATTTATTATATAATTCATTCACTGGTGAATATTCTGATAATAGAATATCTGAAGAAGAACACATAATACCATCTTCTGCTCCATATATTGTACAATTATATCATAGTCCTGTTAGAAATGTTCCATCTACAGTTACTGCAAAAATTAAAGAAACAGGGCAGACGCTAATAGAAAGGAGTAAAACAACTATACCGTCAGTTAATCAGTTTAATATAAATTATGACGAATTATCAAACGGACAAGTCAGAGTTCATTCATCTAATGCTGGGAAAACTCTTCAAATAAGCTATGATATGATAGGAACCATAATAAATAAAGAATCTTTAGAATCTTTAATTTTTACAGGCGATAGGGAATGGAATGGAGAACAAACATTTAATTCTGATATGAATATAAATGGTGATATTAATGGAAATCAAGAAATAAACGGGAACCTAATTATTAATGGAACCTTAAACGCTCAAGATAATGTTACTTTCGTTAAAGGGTTTAAAGGGAATTCAGCAATACCTATTACATCTATATCTGATATAAATAATATTTATTTTTACGTTGTATCTATTCCTTCCTGGAACATGGACACAGACGCAACAAACATTATAAATATCAGATCAGGGCCTCTAGGAACTGATTACACAGAGGCAAACAAAAGAATATTTAATGTTTCAGGGAAAGTATGGGATGATTCTTTTGCAAATAATTATTTTTTTGGGCAAGGAAATAATACTGATTATAACGATATTATAGTATCAAAAACTTACTTAGATTCAGATATCGCTAGTAGTTTTATCCGGGCAGAATTAAAAAGAAGATCAGGGTCAATATTTGATTCCTCTGATTTTAATGACGCAGGGATAGTAAGGGGATATTTAATCGTATGGTATATTAAGGGGTAATTATGGCAGAAAATAAAAAAATAAGTGAATTTTCACAAGCTTTAGCTGCAAAGGGAAATTATAAAATACCCGTTGTTGATGGGAATTCAAATAAATATATGAACTCAAACGATCTTATTATTGGGGTAACATCAAAAACATCTGATTATTCATTAACTTCAAATGATTTTGGAATATTTATTTCAAATCCAAATACTGCTAGTCAAAAAGGAACGCTTAATTGTGAATTACCATTGTTATCTTCAATATCAACCGTTTCTAAATACAGGATTGTACATGGGAGTAATGAGGGACTTATAAAAATACGAGTCAATGATTTAGGTTCTGACAAAATACTGTATGAAAATAATCAATTAAGTTACATATTATTATATAGTCCTGGTGATTCGTTTGAATTATACAGTGATGGCTCTGCATGGTATCTCAATGGGAATACAATAATGCAAGTCGGGTGGATAAATAGATCGATTTGGACTAGTGCTAATCCTGGAAACGGTGTTACATATGATAACAAATCAGCAGCAGTTGATTGGACCGGGATGACTTTTTCAGATGGCACAAATACAGCAACTATAATTTATGATTCTGGCGGAACTGGTTCATCTGGAGAGTTATATTTTTATAATATTTCTGGCGGAACAGGAGTTTTCACAGACGGATCAATATTAACATCTGTAAATTCAGATACAGCAGAGGTTAATGAAGTATTAGGAACATCAAAAAATGTTAATCGTAATTTGTTTCATGGGTTCGGAAACTCTGAAATAAATAATATTATAATAGCATATAATAGTACTGCTACATATTCTGGAGCTTTTTTATTACCGACTAGCTCAATAGACCAGGATTCAATTGATAGGTGGTGGATAATACAATCATCTATTATAGATACAAATACTATGAAAATACAAACAGGAACTTCTGGATTTAGAGTTGGAAATAATAGCGGATCTGCTGATGATATAGCTGGACAAGACACATATTTAAATATAAAATTACGATTCTAAAAAGGAATGGATATGGAAAAATTAACAGATAGTCAAAAAATAGAAATAATGTTCAATGAATTTCGCGAATATAAAAAAGATTGGAAAGAATATAAAAAAGAAGATAGAGAACATAGATCAAAGATAGATATAATAGTGACACGCCATGATGAGCAGATAAAAAACCAGGATGAAAAATTAAAAGGAATATGGAAAATTCCTGCAGCGATAAGCGGAGTAATAGGTACTTTAATTGCTGTAATAAGTTTTATTTTAAATTTACCTATAAAATAATACGACAATGTCGTATAAAATAACTCCTAAAAATAAAACAGGCCATATTTTTTATGACCTGTTTTTTAGTGCTGTATAAATTTCCTTTCTAATTTATATCATCAAACAATACCGGGACGGTACGTTTAAGATGATTCAAAAGTTTTCCCATAAGTTCAATCATTATGGGATGCGCGTCACTAGACGTTCTTAAACTGAGAATATGTCTCCACTCTGAAATATTTGTCTTAACATTGATTTCTGTTTTGATACCAATCGATAGAACATCCCTTGCTAATTGTGCCGGTAATCCGAGACTTGTCATTTTTAAATATGATCTTTCTGCGTATGAATAAGCTAAAATCCATGTTTTGATTATTTCCCATGCATTTTCACTTGATATTTTAAGCTTTTTCTGAAGATAATCTAAAGACATGTACACAGGATCACAAAAAGAAACCTCTTTGTCGAACCGGTCTTTTGAATAATTACAATATCTTGTGCTTTCCTGGTTATATGATGCTATTCTATGTCTTACTTGCTCATGTGAAAAGCCTCTGTTTGCATAGAATTTAACAAAAATATCGCCAGCCTCTAAAACAGAGAAGTGTTTTCTTTTAATTATCATTTTGACAAATTTTTCAGCAGAACCTGCATTGATTTTATCTTCTGACTTATAAGAAGTCCTTCCAAATTCTTCTATTACTTCTAATATGTTAGGTGTAATATATTTTATCTCAAATGACGGTTTTACTAATTTCATTTAAACACCTCTCTTAAAATAATCAAAGTCCTGTTTGATTTCATGTAATTTATTATTTATTTTTTGAACATTTCTTTTTAACTGCTCTACTTCTTTCTTTTCTTCATCAAGCTTGTTTTTAAGATCAATATTTTTATTGTTAATTTCAATTGCAAACCTTTAAAAAATAACCATGGCTTATTAAATCCGCTATCATGGCTTCCACATTTCAATGATGGGGTTAACAAGCCTGGTTATTGGTATCCACTACGTGAATATCCTATATAAAGTATAATGCATTTTTTATTAAATGCAATACTATAATTTAAAATATTTTTTTAAAATATCGTTTATTACTTCATAAGCAAATTTATTTTCACTTTTTGCTTTCTTTTTTACTTTTTCGTATGTAACTTTTTCTATCAATAATACTGTTTTTTTAACATTCTTTAAATTT